CACCACAACGCCGGCGCAATCGGCGGCGGCGGCAGCCGCCTTGACGGGTGAGAGTGGTGGGTGTCTCCGTGCGAGGTGTGTCGCGCGGGACGTTTCACGATTTGAGACACCCTAACACCACTATAATAAACGCGAAGCTCATGGCCAATGAGCGTCCTACCAATGTTGCTCGCCCTACTGGGCGCCTTTCCGACCCTTCTTGCCGCTATCTCGCCGCTTTGTACGACCCCAAGTCGTGCGCGGAGCCGCCCTCGGTGCCAAAGTCCACGCAACTCTCACAGAAAGTCAAAACCTTCGTGAGGGGTAGCCTGAACACCGGGACGACTGGCTACGGCGTGCTCGAGCTGCAGCCTTCCATCATGTGCGTCAATGACACGTCTGCCGGGCTAACAACCACGGCCACCTCTGTCATGACTCCTTCCACTGGTTTCACCTCCGCTACTAACACAGTCAACCTTCCCCTGTCCAATTCGCCCTTCGCTAGCGGTGCCTTTGGCACGAGTGCTACGTCGCTGGCTTGGAAGCTGGTTGGCTGTGCGATTTATTTCAAGTACGCGGGTACTGAGTTGAACCGTGGAGGCGACGCAATCATGCTGGAGCAGCCCGCGCATGCTTCTCTTGGCGCAACCAGCTACAACACGTCGCTGAGTTTCGACTACGCAAAGCGCGTCCCGATCATCAATGACTGGCAACATCTGTGCTACACGCCTCAAGACGTGGTTGGCACAGCTGCTACCACCGGCATTGTAGAGACGGACTTCTGCACAGTGTTCCCTCAGAACGTTGGGGCGTTCTATCTCGCAGTTGCTTTCAATACGGCCGGGGCACCCCAGCCTATCGATTACGAGATCTACGCCTGGTTCGAGGTGGTCGGTCAGTCTGCTCGAGGTGCCACCATGTCCTACGCGGACCCTATTGGGTTCGCTGCAGTGATTGGCGCCGCAGAGGCTTTCCAGCAGCTGGATTCAGTGATCGGAGCAGATGGCTTCATCCATGCTGTGGAGGATCAGCTAGACAACATGTCCGGCGTCGGCAGAAATGCTACGCACAAACAAAACTGGGCAGGTCTAGCCGCTTTCCTACCACAGCTGAAGGAGGTCGCCACCCGGGCGCTGTCTGGTATGGCTAATGGTGCGCTTAATGAGTTTGGGTACAAGAAGGCTAAGCCAAAGGTTCCGATGGCTAAGCTGCCTCCCCCGCCTCCCCCACGCCGCCAGGTGCCCCAGGCCCCGCCGCCCCCGCTCAAGACCCAGCTGATGCGAGCAGCAGCAAACCTCA